GTATCAGGCAACGATGTTCCACCCGGCTCTACGCAAGAAGAAGTGAGAGATGACATTCCTGCACAGCTAAGTGAAGGAGAGTTTGTATTTCCTGCAGACGTAGTGCGTTTTATTGGTCTAGGCAATCTTATGCGTATTCGTCAAGATGCTAAGATGGGTTTAAAACAAATGGAAGCAATGGGTCAGATGGGTAATAGCGATGAAGCTACTATGCCAGATGATTTACCTTTTGATATTAATGACCTTGACATGGAAGACGATGGTGTGGTAGAATTTGCTGACGGTGGTTTAGCAGGTCCGAATAGCAATACAGGTGTTTACTTTAATCCTGCTTTACCACAGCAAGATACCGGGTATATAAAAGCAGCACCTATTCAAGCAGCTTCTTCAACATACCAAGCACCACAACAGTATGTAACACCTACTATGGCGCAGACAACTACTCCATCTTTTGGGGAGTTTGTCCAACCAGAAGAAGGTATGAAACCGGAACTTAGAACGTATATAAATTCAGCAACAGGTGAAAAGATACAGATTACCTTTATTAATGGTCAACCTACTACACCTATACCAGACGGTTATGTACCTGCATCTGAGTATGTAAAGCCTGAGTCTGTTAAAACGGAAAAGGTTACAACAGGTAGTACAAGCGTAGGTTCTGTATCAGATTCTGGAAACGATGACGCAAGACAAGCTGAAGAAGCTATGTACGGACCGGGTGGTGGTAGAGTGGGTGTAGCTGGGGAAATATATGGTGTTAGTTTTGAAAATATGGGTGGTATACCGGGTTTTGTACCGGGGTCTGGGGCAATAAAAGCAGCAGGTTTAGCCTTAGGAAAACCTCTACCAGCAGAAGCTAAAGTTAATTTTCAACAAGGTGATAATAGATTTACTATGACGGGTACAGAGTATAATAACTTTAAAGCTATTGCAAAAGAGTTTGGTTATAACTCACCAGAAGCTGTAAAAGCGTTGGATGCATCTACTAGAGCCCGTGAAGCTGTACAACAAAGATTTGCAGAGTCACAAGCAGATAAAATGTCTAAAGAAGCTGAACAGACAGCATACTCTAAGGCATTAGACCAAGCGGCAAAAGCAAAAACAAAAACACAAAAAGCTGCTGCAGAGAAAGCAAAAAATGTTGCATTAAAAGCTGCTAAAGATAAAGCAGTAAGAGATGCAAGAGCAGCAGATGCAAGAGCCAGAGCAGCTGGATATACCAATGACGGTGGCAATGACCCCGGTGGCTTTACAGTGAGTGATGGTAAGGGTAATTCATATCAAACAGACTCATCAGGTACTGCAGATGCGTATTCTAAAGAAGATAATCCAGTTACTGGTATGGAAGATGAATATGATTAAGATGAAGCGAAGTGGACTAGCTTCTAAATAATAAGTCCACATAAACTGGCTACTCACTCCCCATCCCCGACAGGTTGGCTACGGTGGCCCCAGTAAGGATACTGAAATGAACGATACAATACTAGCAGAAGAAATGCAAACACCTAAGAAGGCTGCATTTGTAGACAAACCCTACTCACAAGAAGAGCGTAGGAAACGTGATGAAGAAGAACTGGAACAGCTACTAAAAGAACAAGCTGGTGAAGGTGAAGAAGCAACAGAAGAAGTAGAGGCAGAGCCTACTAACGCAGAAGAGAAGACATTTAAGAAGCGTTACTCTGACCTACGTAGACATCAGCAGAAGCAAGCTGAAGAGTTTAAAACAGAACTAGCTGCACTCAAGACGCAACTAGAGAGTGCTACTAAGAAAGAAATGAAACTGCCTAAGTCAGATGAAGACATTGAGCAGTGGGCATCAGACTATCCAGATGTTGCCGCAATCGTTGAAACAATTGCTATGAAGAAGGCAAAGGAACAATCTTCTGCATTAGAAGACCGCCTTAAAGTAATTGATGAGATGCAAACAAGTGCCACAAAAGAAAAGGCTGAAGCAGCTTTGATGCAACTTCATCCCGACTTTGATGTAATTCGTGACAGTGATGACTTCCACGAATGGGCAGACGAACAACCTAAATGGGTTCAGGACGCACTTTACGAGAATGATAATGACGCACGTTCAGCCGCAAGAGCGATTGACCTCTACAAGTCAGATAGAGGCATCAGCAAAGAAACTAAGAGCAAGAGTGGTAAGGATGCTGCTAAATCGGTTAATACGAAGAATAGTAGGTCTAGGCCGCAGAGTGACGAATCTGCTACCTACCTAAAAGAGTCACAAGTACAGAAGATGTCTCCTCAAGAATATGAGAAGAAGTCTGACGAAATTATGGAAGCTATCCGTTCTGGAAAGTTTATCTATGATGTTTCTGGTTCTGCCAGATAAATAATGCTTGACAGATAGTTATTTTTAAGTATAACTATAGTCAGTATCGGTGTAGGCATTCAGCGCAGTCTGTCTACACCAAACCGCAAACATAACAATAGTCTACGGATTACCTAATAAGCATGGCCTGTTGAACAGTAGGGCGGCCACCTTACTATGATACACACCCAAGTAAATTAGCCTCTTAGTATCTTTGTATAGTTTGCATCTGTCTCAAAAAAGCTAACTAACAGGAGTTGAAAAATGGCTTTTACTTCAGCTGCTGGCTATGGAAACCTGCCTAACGGCAATTTCTCGCCAGTCATTTACTCCAAACAGGTGCAACTTGCTTTCCGCAAGGCCGCTGTTTGTGAGGCAATCACTAATTCTGATTACTTCGGTGAAATCGCCGCAATGGGTGATTCAGTTAAAATCATCAAGGAACCAGAAATCACAGTTAAGGCATATGAGCGTGGTACAACAATCACTCCTCAAGACCTTGATGACGAAGATTTTTCATTGACCATCGACAAAGCAAACTACTTTGCATTTAAAGTTGATGACATTGAAGAAGCACACTCACACGTTAACTTTCAGTCTCTAGCATCTGACCGTGCTGCATACCGCCTAGCTGACCAGTTTGACCAAGATGTTCTTGGCTACTTGGCTGGTTACAAGCAGTCTGCAATTGGTTCTGTTGGTAATACAGTTAACGATGTAGTCAATGGCTCAAACGCTGTTGGTTCTACAACTGACGAACTACTTGCATCAATGAAGTTGGACGCATCTGACTTTAATGGTGGTTCAGGTGGTGACGCAATTGCAATCCTTCCACGTACTGGTTCAGGTGCTGCACCTACCAATGCTGGTGATGCAAACCCACTTCAGGTCATTGCTCGTATGTCTCGTCTGCTAGACCAGCAGAATGTTGACACACAGGGCCGTTGGCTTGTTCTTGACCCAGTGTTTATCGAAGTACTGAAAGACGAAGATTCTCGTCTGTTCAACACTGACTTCGGTGGTTCAGGTCTAATGAATGGCGTTGTTTCAAACAACATTCATGGGTTCACTGTGTACACCTCTAACAACCTACCACAGGCTGGTTCTGGTTCTTCCTTCTCAGGAACAAACAGTGCTGTTAACTTTGGTGTGATTGTTGCAGGTCACTCATCTGCTGTCGCAACTGCAGAGCAGATTAACAAAACAGAAACATACCGTGACCCTGACAGCTTTGCTGACATTGTTCGTGGAATGCATCTGTACGGTCGCAAGATTCTTCGTCCTGAAGCACTTGTTAACGCCGCTTACCACTTAGCATAAAGGAGGATTAGAACATGGCTAATGTGACTACATTTCTTAAAGCTGCGTCTGGTAACTCCCAACGTGGTCGTAACGTCTTCATGGTTGAAAATACAATTAACCTTGTAGGCTCTTCCATTAACCCATCTACTCCTGATACAGCACAGGCACTTACACTTCCAGCAGGATGTAAAGTAATTGCGGCTGGTGTTGAAGTTGTTGAAAGTGCAACTATGAATACTGGTACAAATGGTACCGTATCTCTTGGTTTCACTGGTGGTGACGTTGATGAGTTTGTTGCAACCTTTGACATTGATGGTGCTGCAGATGGTGCTTACGCACCTGAAATTGCAATTGATGGTACAACGGTTGCTACTGCTGATGATACCATTGACCTGTTATTTGCAGGTGATGGTGCATCCTTTACTGCAGGTAAACTGCGTGTTTATGCAGTGATGATGGACGTAAGTTCACAAGGTGACACTTCTGCTGATGAAGTAGACCGTGACGCACTTGCCTAAATAACTTGAGGGGGCAGGGCAACTTGCCCCTTCTTATTCTTTAGAGGATTTAATATGGCGTACAATTTTTTAGGACTAGTAAATGCTGTTAATAGACGGTTAAATGAAGTTGAGTTAACTTCTGCTAATTTTGCTAGTGCTACAGGATTTTACTCTCAGGCTAAAGATGCAGTCAATGCGTCTATTAGATATATAAATCAGTCAGAGTATTTCTGGCCTTTCAATCATACTACACAGGAACTAACACTGACAGCTAACACAAGTCGTTACGCATTTCCTGTAGATACTAAAGTAATTAACTTTACAACTTTTCGTATTAAAGAAAACAGTACGCTAGGTAACTCTACAACACGCTTAACAGAAATAGCGTATGAAGATTATTTAGATAAGTACGTAGCACAAGAATATAATTCTACATCAGGTCAAGGGGTTCCTACTCAGGTAGCGCAATCTCCTGACCTAAAATTTATTATGACCCCAGAGCCAGATAAAGCATATGAACTAGTGTATGAGTATTATAGTTTTCCTACAGACTTATCTGCAGCAACGGATGTTTCTTCTATACCGGAACGGTTCCAACACATTATTGTTGATGGTGCTATGCACTACGGTTACTTGTTTAGAGGCAACACACAAGATGCTATGGTAGCAAAAGAAAAAACAGATGAGGGTATTAAGCATATGCGTTCTATGTTAATTAACAGAACACCATACGTAAGGTCATTTATGCTTACAGGTAATACTGGTGGAGCCAGTTCAGGCTTCGGCATTTAGGGGCTATCACAATGGATGCATGGCAAACTTACCCAGTCGAGTTTCGTGGTGGTCTTGTAACTAATCTATCTCCGTTGCAGCAAGGTATCAATGCTCCGGGTAGTGCAAGAATACTACGTAACTTTGAACCATCCGTTGAGGGTGGTTATCGGCGTATTGAGGGGTATGATAAATATGACTCTGCTATTATACCGCCATATGGTGCGCCTGTAGTACATGGGGCTAGTCAGTCTGGTACTACTCTAATACTAGCAGCTATACATACTACCCCTGTTGCAGGAGATACCTTTACTATAACAGGTGTAGCAAACACCTACACAATTGCTTCTGGTGGTGTTACATTTGATGCTACTAATAACAGGGCTACATTAACACTTACTCAGGCTTTAAATAGCAGTCCTGCAAATGCTGCTGCTGTTACATTTGTTAGTACCACCAATAAATACCTAACTATCGGTGTAGCTGCTTGGGAAGATAGCGCAATTGTATGCAGGAATGCAGACATATTTAAGTCGGGTGGTAGTGGATATACTAAGATTAATGTACCTGACTACGGTACACCACTGGTTAATGCAGGTAGTCAGACAGGCTCTACACTAGCTATAGATGGTTTATTGACTGCACCACAAGCAGGTGATGTATTCAAGATAGCAGGTGTAGACTTAGTATATAGTATTACTGCTAATGCTACAGTAACATCAGGTGGTACTACACTAGCTATTAATCCGGCTCTTGCTAGTAGTCCTGCTAACGATGCGGTAATTACTTTCTTATCTACAAGCAGAGAGGCTGCTTCTAAGACAAGATTTTCTAAGTACAACTTCAATGGTACTGAAAAGATTATAATAACAGATGGTTTAAACAAACCTGCTATATATGACAACGCTACCTTTAGTGTCATACTAGACGCTCCTACAGATGTTATAGGTGCATCTTATGTAGCTAATGTAAAGAACCATTTATTCTTTGCTAAAGGTTCTAACCTTACTTTTACTGCACCGTACACAGACAGAGACTTTACTGCGGCTAATGGTTCTGGTGTAGTTAATGTAGGTGGTGTCATTACTGCATTAGCTGTATTTAGACAGCAGTTGATTATCTTTACAGAGTCTAGCATACATCAGCTAACTGGTAATACTATTGCAGACTTTACCCTACAACCTGTGACTATGGACATAGGGTGTATTGATTCTGACACAGTACAAGAGATAGCTGGTGACGTTATGTTCCTTGGTCCTGATGGACTAAGACTACTAAGTGGTACAGATAGAATTGGTGACTTTGGATTAGCATCTGTATCTAAAAGTATCCAGAGTGTTATGACAGGTTTTGTTTCTTCTAACACTGCATTCACTAGCTGTGTTATACGAGAGAAATCACAGTATAGAGTATTTGGATATAACAATAACATTACTCAGGAGAATGCTCAAGGTGTACTAGCCACACAGTTTGCCCCACAAGGTGGTGAGGGTATGGCATGGGCAGAGACTAGGGGTATACGTGCTTTCGTAGCAGACAGTAACTACAATCAAAATGTAGAGTCTGTATTCTTTGCTAATGATGATGGTTACTTATACCAGATGGAGAGTGGTAATTCTTTTGATGGCATTAATATACAAACAACATTCGCTACACCACACTTACCTATATCAGACCCTCGTAAGCGTAAGACATTTTATAAACTGTT